CGGCCGGTGCTATTTCCTCCGTCATTCCGGTCAAGCAGCTACCTATTAGAGATCTGAGCGCATAGGCAAGACACGCTACGACTGTGCCTATGGTGGCGTCTGTAGTGAGTCAATGAGTCCGCTAGCGTCGTGTTTGTTTACCTCAGTAATCGAGGTTACGGGCTCTTTGTTCATTGAGGTTAGCCAGGCGTTTACGGCTGCTAGCTTGTCGAGGTCGTCGCGTGTGCCTTGCTTACCCAGTATGGCGTGTATGGCCTTCACTTGTCCCGGTGTGGCTGGGTACATGCTTGAGCCCTTAGTAGGTGCTCTATATGACGGTGCTGGGGTGTCTGTCTGTGTGTTCCATGGGTCATCTGGGATAGCCTCGGTAGTTTGCATTACCTTTGAGCGCTCTTTAGCGTGTTGTACCTCGTCTAGCGTGGCAATACTGGCGTCGATACCAATACCCAGAGCTCCTATTGCCCTACCCCATGCGCTTGTTTCTAGGTTTTGGATCTCTGATCCTCGGGTGAATGGCGTTGTACCTGGGACAATCTCCCAGGCTGTGCCTATGCCTGGTCTGGGATCATCTGGTGTGCGGTAGGCGTAAGCCCGACCGATTACCCATTTTTTACCCTCGACCTCGACAAATTGTGGCTCGTCCATTTGTAGCGAGCCTTCCGGGTGTCGGGCTAGGAATAGTTTAATGCGGCTAGGTACGTCGATATAGCCGTCGAGATTGTAGCCACTCATAACGACGCCAAATCTGCTAACAGCTCGTCAAGCAATATAGCCACGTCTTGAATAGTCATGGGGCTATCTTCTATTTCTATTTTAATGTCGAGCAGAGCGTCTTTATAGCCGTCTGTGTATGTTTTCACCCTCGGCCGCCTGCATGTCCCCATACGAACCCAATAACGAGCCCACACGTTAAGCACACTAGACCTAGTATCGCTGGACTCATGCTGTGCGCCTCCATACTCTGATCACTCGGCCGTTATTGGATTCCCGAGTACTGACCACGAAGTTACCTTCGCTCTGTATTAGTCCTTGAGAGTTCCAAGACCTGAACAGGGCTCCTATTTGGTTAGGGTGTCCTAGTGGCTTGCCGATTGCGTCTATGAGGACGTCCGCGCTAAACAGTCCACCAATAGCTAGGGACTTACGAAAGATTGTCGCTTGCATTCTCCATGCTGGGTCGATCTCGGCTAGGACTTGTGTATCTTCGCGGTCAAAGCGCTCGCAGTAGGTACAGAGTTGTCCTGTGCAGTTATGGCCGGGCGGGTCTAGCTGTATGTCGCCGATCTGATCGAATAGTGTCTCTTGATCTTGCATGATTCCCCTTAGTTGTCTAGTGGCTAGTGTGGTGAGTGGCCCTGCCACTAGAAACAGGGCCACTCTTAGACCTCCCCGGATCTGAGTCCGAGGTCTGAGGCTTCCCCTCCTCTGGTAGGTCTGTGGCTTAACCTTGGTCAGTCGATAAACCATTGTCAAGCACTTTAGCGAGATTCGGGCGTGTTTGGCATTATCTCAGGGCTCCAGCGGTGAGACATTGTGCGCCGATATGCGAGCGTTGGTTTACCGTCGCGGACAGTAACTAACAGTTGCCCAGGTATATCGAGGTCGTCCAGCTCGAAGCTGTAATACGACGCTTTTAACACCCGTGACGCGTCTGATTCCAATGATCGGCCCCCCTTCCATTGTCCCAGGCTGTAAAAAATGCTCGGTCTTGGTAATAACGATTCCATTTCTGAATCGGCTTAGACCGTAGAGCTTTAATCTCCTCGATTAAGCCGTCGCGTGTAGCTCTCGACTCTTGAATCATCATGTGTGTAAGGCTTACGCGCCATTTACTGTCTAGAAACTGGTAGGCCCCGCTTGCAGTGCTAATGCTTGACCTAGCCCTATAGTTAAATCGGGACTCCCTGTGCTGTATGCACTTACGAACCCCTGCCCATTTACTGTCGTAATGCTGACCCGTGTACAAGCTGGGCTCGTAGCCTTTCCAGTCTTCGGCGGCTGTCGAGTTTGCTACGCAGGCCGGGGCTGTGAGGAGAGCTGCACATACAAGCATCTCGGCTATCATTCTGCCTCGATTATTGTAACTGTGCTGGAGATTCGCACCCGCTTACCAATAATCTCGTCGAGGCTTTGACGGTCGATACGCCGTTGTCCTCCAGGTGTGGTGATTCCGTCGATTTGGCCGTTATCAACATAGCGTCTAATGGAGTCCCTTGAGACTCCGAGTAGTTCGGCGGCTTCGCCTGGTTTAATATATTCGGTCATGTGTTCCCCTTTGTTAGGGTTCGAGAGTACCGGCTAGTTGCTGTTTTTACGTGCTTTTGCGAGTTCGCGTGTCCACCTGGCTTTAGTTAGTGGCGATTTAGCGAGGATAGGCAGCGGGTATATTGACCCGTCCCGGTCTGCGTAGCTTGTAAATGAGACATGAATATGTCCTTCATGGCCGTAGTTACCGTGTCGCCATGTCCACCATGTTTTGCGGTAAGTACCTGACGCTACGCGGTTTTCGTACACTATGTTTTTTATTCTGTTTGAGCCAGGGAGACCCGAGGCGGCGTAGTCTGCTAACTGATTAGCTAGGACTCGCGCTGTGCCACCCTTGGAAAATGTTCCTAGGTTTTCGTCTATGTCGATAGCGTGAACGATTCCGGCTTTATTAGGGTTATGGTCTGAGGCTCGGGAGGCGTGTGCCTTGTCGCCTATCCAACCGTCCGAGCGCTTATCGCGCTTAGGCCAGCGTCGATCTATCTGATCCCGTAGGGTTACGCCACCTTTACAAAGTTTCGCCACTATCCACCCCATAACGTGAGTCCGCCGAGTTTAGCGCGTTAATAAGTACCGGGATTACAGCTGCACTAATAGCCACAATTAGCGGGTGTACGTCGCTAGTCATAAGGTACGAAGCGAGCGCTCCTAGCCCTGCTCCTGCCGCTATCTTAAATACTGAGCCTTCCCAAGTGTTCGCTAGCCATTTTTTCATTGTCTGTCCATTCCTACATGCTCAATGAGGCGATCTACTTTGTGTGCTAGGTCTGCAAGTGACTGTCCGCCGTTCCGATAGCCAGGTTGTATCGACTTGGTGGCTTTAGCGATTTCGTCGCGGACTACGTTACGGACAAGCCAGATTAGGCCCCCGCCCATTATGCCAAGTATGGCTAGGACGGTAGCGACTAGTCCAACGTAGTCCGCTAATGTCATTTTGCGGCTAGTTTGGCTCGGACGGCTGCTCGGGCTCGCTCTGTGTCCGTTGAGGTTACGGGCTTAGCCTTTTTCTTTGGCTTTTGCTCGACCTCGGGCGGGGTGTCTACGTGTAGTTCTTCCTCGATTTGTGACATCTTATGCTCCTAAATTGGGGTACATTACTGCGATCATGGCGTCGGTAAAACCAAGGCTTTTGGCGTGTGCAATTGCTGCCGTCGTTGCTGCTTGATCGGCTTTTACTTTATCCGCTTCGGCTTTTTCTAGGCGCTTTATTTCTGTTTTTACTTCCGCGCTTGTCAGCGGTTCGGCGCCTTCCGTGTGCCACGTGATATTTTCCACGTCATCACCTGACATGCTCCATTCAATGCCAGGTCGTAGGCTCATTACTGCTTGTGCTGTGTTTATCATGCGCTAACCTCCGTTGCGAACATTTGGCCGGTACTTGCATCGTTTCTTACCGAGGTTGTTACATTTGAGGCAACAGCACTAAAACGTAATTTGTACGTTACGGCGCTAGTTGATCCGGTAGTCACATACGCTCGCAAGGATAAAAACCCATACTTAAGATAAGCAATTCCGCTCGTTGAATTAATAAAGCCAAACTCAATATTCTCAGCACCAGAGATTCCATTGTTGCTGCTGTCCGTCAATTTATAAGAACCGGTTCTACTGCCAGTCGTCGTGGATTGAACATTTGCGCCAAAAAACGCTTCTATGATTATTGAACTTGTCGCGCTTTTAGGTGTAATCGTGACGCTCATTCCCGTAACGTCCACAAATGATGTGCTAGTGGTCGTGCGTATCGTTGTATCCGTTGCCCTGACAACTTGCAAAACTTTTCCGCCGGCGGCCGTCCATGCGGTGCCGTTCCAGAACTCGGTCGAGTTGCTGTCCTGTAAATACGAGTATTGACCGTCGCTAGGGCTCGGTATAGCCGTGGCCCTAGCCGCTGAGTCTGCAAACGGTAGGACGCCTACTAGGTCTACTCGGTTAGCCAGGGACAACGAAGCCGCAGGATAGGCCGCGACAAGATCCGAAGCCTCTACGTAGGGGGTTCCTTCGGGGGTGAGTGCCATTATTTCTCCTTATGCCGCTAAATCTCGGCTAGTTATTGTTTCGAACCATTTAAGAGCTGCGGGTACATCTCCCCATTCTAGGGCCGGATCTACGTCGTCCCACGGTATTGTCGCTAGCGAATATCTGGGGTCAGATAGTGACAAAGTTAAAATGTGTTGCTCGGGGGTGTAAACCTCACCCCAACCCTCGACGATTCCAAAGTAGTACGACTCTGGGGCTGGCTGTGGCAAGTTTTCTAGAGTTACACCCATGCCGCTAACTAGCTCTAAAACCTTGTCACGATCGGCTGTGCCTAGATTCTGTACAAGAATAGACACGCTACCAAGGTTCCAAAATGGGATCGCTTGGGCGGTAATAATGGCTTCGGCTCTAGCAAGAACTCCACTCGATAGTCGTATGTCTGTGTTAAGTCTGTATTCCCGTAGCCCGTAGGTGGCTATCGAGGCGGCGTTTGTTTGTGTGGTTTCGTGTGTTTCATTATGCCCCAGGACTGTGACAGAGTTTACGACCGTTTGACGTGTTTTAGCCCAGTTAGGAGTAAAAATAACGTCGGTTCCAGGTACGTTTGTGGGTATCTGATTTACCGGGAAACTTGACCAAGCTACAGAATTATCGGCCCATGTTCCTACTTGACTAGACCAAGCACCAGCAAATGAAGTTGTACCCCGGTTGCCGTAAGACTCAAAAACGATCCGGCCAAATGGATCATCATAGTAAGTGGCGCCGGTTGTTTCGGCTAAATAAGCCAGGTAACTAAGTGCGTCCGTAGGGTTTATGTCTGCCCCTGTTATTTGGTGGAGGCTGGTTACGGGGTCTGCACCGTTTAAGTACGGTAAACCGACGGCCGTTAAAATGCCTTCTACTCGTTGGCTTACGGTTTCTTGCGGATACCCACTAGCTCCCACTTCGGTAAACCCTACTCGGGAAAGTTCCCCTATTGACGTTATGGTCGATACGGCTACGGCTGGGCTACTTGATAAATGGGTTAGGTTTACGTCTGAGACTTGACCCGTGAAGCGGTGAAACCCGTACGCCTTGATTTCTACCGTATCGGCTATTTCGACTTGGACCCCGACCGGGCCTCTAATAATTATTTGACTGTTTGACGGTTGTGGGGCTGAGGTTATGTCGCTTCGACCGTGTTGAATCTGCACTTCATACTCGACGGTAGAAAGATCCAGCGGTGTACCGTTTAGGCTTATTTCGCTAATCATCTGTTTACCGGTGTGATCGGGGCCCCGTTACGGGCGTCCGCTGACCTGACAAGATTTTGTAATGCCTGGGCTACTGCCGCATTAGTAAGGGCGACTTGCTGCCGTTGCGCTGAGGCTACCGATTCGGCTCTAGCAGCTGTACCGATTGCCTCGACCTCGCGTACTGCTTCGGCTATGTCTGTAAGTAGTTGAGCCTTAAACTTTGCGCCTACCGGCTTGGCTAGGTTTTTACCTAGTTTGTTGAGTCTGTCGGTTTCTTTGGCTAGTTGCATAGCCATGCCGTCTACTGTTGCTACTGCACTAGCTTCTCCTGCCAGTAATGCGTCAGGTACTAGACCCATAGCCAGAGTCTTAAAAGTCTCCTGAACCGTCACCCATTTAGTATTAAGGGTTTCGAGTAGTCCGCCGGGATCGTCGAGCATGGCTTGACCAATACCCCCACCGATTTCGGGCCCCAGGCTGGCTAATTCTTCTACGAGTGTTTGATCGACTCCGCGTTGTTTAAGGGCGTTTAGCACGTTGCCGAACCAAGGCGCTTGGTCTACAGCTGTGTTGAAACTGTTTACAAAGTCCCCAGCGACTAGCCTTCCGTCTGCTCCGACTGCTCCACCAAAGATACTAGCTAGGTCAATAGTGTTGATGGTCTGGCTAGTTGCTGCCACATAATCGTCCACGGCTTTCCGGGCGTCGTGCAGTTTCCCTATTTCGGTGTCTAAGGCTTTGGCCGTGTTCGTCATTTTTGTCAGACGGTTGTCATACTGTGCTTCTAGTTTTTCTTCGGCTTTTGTCAGCATGTCTGTAGCTTGAGTGTTGCTACCTTTTGCTGTCGTGTTCTTTTTAGTGGCTTCTGTTGCTGCTTCTTCGGCTTCTGTGGTGACTCGTAACTGGTAAGCGGCTTCTTGCTCGGCAAATATGCCGGAGGTTTGAGCCTTGCGTAGAGCTGCTATTTGACCAATTAAAAATGATGTTTCTTCACCTGCTATTCGAGAGGCTGTGGCGTGTTCTAATAGAGCATTACTAAAAATACCGAGGGCGGGAACGACTAGACCAATTTGAGCAAAATATAATTTTACTGCATCTCTTACAAGGTTTTGTCCTTCTTCGGCTTCTTTGGCTGCGTCACCGTTGTTTGTTAAACTTTTTGTAAGTTTAATAAGTTCAGAGGCCAGAATACCGACGCCACGGGTCAAGTCTCCGACTACTTCGCCGCCGTCTGATATAAGCTTTGCCATGCCTTTAGACCCGCCCATAGCCTGCGACGCGGATTCTAAAGCGTCTACTAAACCTATGCCGATTTCGGCTTTAGCGTCCTCGACGGCAGCTTGTAGGATTCTCTGCGTATTGGCTAAGCCTTCCGAAGTCCGGGAAAAATCTCCCTGGGCGTCGGTAGTCTGGGATAAGATTTCTTGGTGTGCAGCTAAGACCTTTTGCTGCTGCGTGAGCGCTCCTGAGCCGTCGTAAATACCCATTTCCATAGCACGGGCGCGTAGGGTTGCGTCGTCAAGCAGCACACCAAAGTTACGTAACGGTTCGGCTTCGCCTCGTAGAGCTGCACCTATCGCGGTTATGGCTTGCTCGGGTGTCGAGTTATTAAATGAGGCTAGATCCGCTGAGAGCGTTACAAGCTCGGTCGAGAAACCCACTAGGTCGGTTCCGGCTAGCCCTGCGGCTTTACCAAATTGTGCAAACGTAGCGGCGGCGCTAAGTGCTTGTTCTTGAGTTTGACCTAAAGAGGTTACGGCTGTTTGGGAGAATTGCAGAATACTGCGGGAAGACTCCCCGAAGATTACGCTTACTTTGTTTTGTGTTTCTCCCAGGTCTCGGGCTGCTTTTATAGCGTCCCCGGCTATTTTGACTGCAAACACTCCGGCCGCTGCTGCTGCACCAATTAGCGCTGGCTTTAAGAAACTGTCAATAGATCCGCCGAACCCTTTAACGCTTTTTTGTGCTGAGTTAATGTTGCGGTTAAAGTTTTTGAGGTCTGCCGCTAGGAATACGGTTAAGGTTTTACCGGCTGCCATTAGAGAGCCCACCTGCCTATAGCGCGGTCTACGGCTTTACCCCACTCCTCGATAGCGTCACCTTTGTAAGTTCGGGCGTATTGGATCCAGTTTGAGCCGCTACCAAACGCTGCGGGTACTCGGGCCCCGGATCGGCCCCTGTTCCCTTTATCGGCGGGGTATCGGAGCATATTCGCAGTAGCTCCGCCGGAGGTTACTTTACGATTTCCGCCAATCATTATTTTAGGTACACGGTCGGAGCCTGCCCGAACACTATTAGCCAGGTCTTCACCCCAAGGACCGGCGTAGGTAAGAGCTGCACTCTTCCAAGTCC